TGTAGACAAAAAGAAGGTGTGGATTGGCGGCGACTCCGCCGGGGTTGATTCAAACAGGGGCAAAAGTATTCGCGCGGACGAAAAGGTTTTTATAAATGACGATATTGTTTTTGGCTTTACGAGCTCGTTCAGGATGGGGCAAATTCTCCGTTACCATTTCAGCAAGCCTGACAGGCCCGATACTGTCGACGACAACGAATATGTTTATAAATATCTTGTCGAAGCCTTTATCGACGTTCTTAAAAAGAAACAATATGCGAAAGTTGCCGACAACCAAATCAGCGGCGGTGAATTCATTTTCGGCTACAATGGAAAATTATATAAATGTCAAGGCGATTTTCAGATAAGCAAGCTTGTATTGCAATACGATGCCTGTGGCTGTGGCGAGCCGTATGCTTTGGGTGCATTGAAAGCGATGGAGAAAACAAAGATCGGCGTAAAGGAAAAGATAAAAATTGCATTGGACGCGGCGGCGACTTTCTCGGCTGGTGTTGCCGGGCCGTATAACATATTATCGCTTTAGACGGAAAAAATCCAAGGGAGGTAAAGGATGGGGAAGAAGTCGAAGAAGAAAAAGAAGCGGACGTCGGCAATTCCGATGAGGAATAGACCGGTCGAGCCGGAGCATCACGAACCGCAGGTGGAAGTGCAGCCGTCGCCCGTGGAAACCCACGTAGAGCAAAATGGGCGGTTCCACTGGCCAGCGAATAAGCCGTTTCCGGAATTTTATGTCAAACTGCGCCGTGAGCCGGTCCCTTGCCCTCGTTGTCGGCGGGTGCGCCTTTACGATTTGTCACAAGCGGCGGTTTGTACATCGTCCGGCAAGACGGCTTGGTTCCGATGTAGGCAATGCGGATATCGATGGGAAATGCCGGTAAAAGAAATTTAACTACAGTCTGTAGGAAAAATAATTGACAAATGGACTTCTATGTCGTAGATTATAGGTGGATTAATTTGAAAAATTGAATATGGATTTACCGTTCGACGGAGCGGTGAAAAAGCAATCAATGCGGCAGCTGGGTGCCCAGACACTTGGCTGCCGCTTTTTTTGCTGCTAATTACGGGAGTGTTATGGCAACACAGACCATTTCGATTTCAGCCTTTCAGACTCTATGCGCCGAAGTCGCCGATGCAATCGAGGCGGAAGATTGGGAACTGGCGTGGAAAAAATACGCGAAAGCCGAAGCGGTAAACTCCGCGCTTGAAACATCGGCCAGCGAAGAAGGTAAAAGCCTTGCCCGCCGCGAGACGCTCGCCGGGCTTAAAACCGCGCTTGAGACCGTCGCTGACAAGGTGGTGCGTTATGGTGATAAAGACAGGCTTGGCGGGATAAGGACGAAACACATATGAGAGACAGCCGTATCGAACGGTTAGCCGATTGGAGCATAGGCCTTTTTAGCCCACGCCGAAGATTTCTCCGTAAGCATTATCGCCGCATGGAAGGCGATAAATTTTATCGTGAATTACATTTAGATCTTATGCGCGCCTATGGATATCGTAACGCCAAAAGCGGTCGCAATACCCCATGGCTTGGCGGCGGCGGAACGGCCGATGCGGAAATAAACAACGACCTCCCCGCTTTGCGCAATCGTTCGCGCGAGCTTAATCGTGATGACCCGATTGGCAGCGGCCTTATCGGTACTTTTGTTAAAAATGTTATAGGCATAGGCATACGGCCGCAGGCGCGAACAGGCAATCCGGAAAAAAATACCAACATAGAAAATGTTTTCAAAGGGGTAAAAGACAATCTCGCCCGCGCAGAAAATATGACTTTTAACGAATTCCAGCGCCTTGTATTTACGAAGGTCCTCGAAGACGGCGAAGTATTTATCAAAAAAACAAAAAGCTCGCCTGAATCTCCGGTATGGTTCGAGGTTATTGAGGCTGACAGGGTTGGCGTGCCATATGGCACGAAAGCGAAGGGCGAAGGCGCGGTCGTGAACGGAATAGAAAAAGATGAAAATGGAATAATTCAAGCTTATTGGGTTCAAGAATATCATCCGTCTGCAATGTTTTCTGTTGCGCAAAAAAATTATAGGCGCATTCCCGCCGATCAGATAGTTCATTTTGCGTTTAAGGACAGGCCAGGCCAGACCAGGGGTGTGCCGATTTTTCATTCAGTTTTGCAGGACATCCACGATCTTGACTTGCTTTTGCTTGCATCTCTTAAGCGTACCCAAATAGCCGCTTGCCTTGCAGTTTTTATCGAGAGCCCTTTATCAAGCAATGATTTATTTGATGCTACTGCCGGCAAGTATGGTTTTGCGCTTGACCAGGATATCGAACCTGGCATGATTTTTAAAACATATCCTGGCGAAAAAGTACAGACTCTTTTGCCGAATTTCCCCGTCCCTGAACTTGTCCCATTCATCGTTATGTATAGCCGCCGCATCGGCGCGGCGCTTGGGGTGTCTTGGCAAATAGTGTTAAAGGATTTTTCAGAATCCACGTATTCCAGCGCGCGTACTGATTTGCTTGAGGCGCGTCAAACATATACGCTTTGGCAGTCGTGGATTGCCGAAAAGCTTCTCAATTGGATTTGGTTTGTTACGCTCGAAGATGCACAGCTTCGCGGCGATATTCGGCTTCAAAACGTAACCCGTGAAGAACTTGTGTTGGTCCATTGGATTGCCAGCGGCTGGAAATGGGTTGATCCGCAAAAAGAGGCGAAAGCCACCGAAATAGAACTCAAAAATAAAATTACTACCAGGCGCGACGTTGCGGCTTCCCGCGGGCAGGATTGGGAAGAAGTGATGAAACAGACCCTTATTGAGGAAAAAAAAGAACTTGAAATGCGCAAGAAAATGGAATTGTCGCCGCCTGCCCCGCCAAAACAAGAGGGAGCACGGGATATTGAAGACGTGATTGACGAGATAAAGGATGATTTGCAGGACAATAAAAGAACAGGCAAGGCGGAGATGTGGGGTATATTTGGTGAAGGGAAAAAGAATTGAATGAGGAGGAAATAAAATGTCTTTGCAGAAAAGGCCTTTCCTGAACGAACATAGCGCGCGCTTGCGCGATCCGGAAGATTTTGATAAAGAAACGTTTAGGCGCAAGGATGGCGGTACTATTTATGGCAGCAAAAAGGTTCCTAAAACAATAAGTATTATGTGGGCAAAACTCAAAGGCAAAGCAAAGCCCAAAGATAATCCGATTCCGCAATCCCTGCGATTCCCGATAAAAAATTATACGGTTGCAAAAGCCAAAAAATGGCTTAAAGACAACGGTATTAAATTTATCAAATTCGAGGCAGCAGCCCCTGCCAAGAAAACACAAGCGGAAAAATTCAACTGTGAATGTATTGATTGCGGCCACACTATGGAGTCAGACGAGCATTGTAGCGAGCTTGAATGTCCGGAATGCGGCGGAGAAATGCGCCGTAAAGAACGGCCGGGGCCTGGCCGGGGCGTTGACAATATTGAAACGCGCGGTTTGCTTATGGATACCGAAGTCAGGTCAATAGATAAAGAAACCCGCACGGTAACTTTTATCGCCGCCACGGAAAATGGCGTCAAGACAATATTTGGGACAGAGCATTTGCGCATGGCCGGCGTGCGGCTTGCGCGTTACAGAAAAAATCCCGTAGTTCTCGATTCGCATAACCGGGAAGAGATAGGCGCCATAATCGGGCGCGGCAGCGTTAAAGTCGAAGGGCGTATGCTTGCAATATCTATAACCTTTGCCGAGACCGAACGCGCCGAAACTGCATGGCAGCTTGTCGAATCTGGTTTTGCAAGGGCGGTATCGGTTGGATTTATTCCTAATTCTTTAAAAACGATTACGCTTGCCGAGGGAGAAACGGACGGGAAAGATGAGAATCTTATCACCGGACCGGCCCGCGTAATAAAAGAATGGGAGCTTTTCGAAGTTTCAGTGGTACCCGTACCGGCCGATGCCGGAGCTTTGCGCCGCGTATTAGGTGCAGAGAATACACAGGGAAGTAGCGGCATGGTGCGTGAAATAATAGATGGATTGATAGACAGGATTATCACGAAAAAGGAGGAGAGAAGAATGGAAGATGACAGGCAGTATCAGGAAGGCGAGCAGGGCAAAGACGGTCAGGAAAATCAGGAAGGCCAGGAGAATAGAAACGAAGGCGATCCTAATATTTCCGATCCGACGGAGCAGGAAATTCTTGCCCGCGATATCCGCGCATTGGCCCCGCGTGGGATGGAGAAAATGGCCGACCAGTGTATTTTGGATAAATTGACGGTCGAGGAAGCGCGCAAGCGCATGCTTGACGAGTATGCCAAGCAGACTAAAGCAGTCGGAACTCCGGAACCGGAAATTGACCAAAAGGCGGAGAAAAAAGAAAAGATTGACGACCTGGATGATGATGCTCTTGTCCGGGCGCTTTCGTAATCAAAATCTGAAAGGAGAATGAATTATGGCGACGAATCAGTTGAGGTGGATAAAAAACCTTCTCGGCGCACCGGAACCCTGTATCATGAAAGGTAAATTCGGCGCAGGGTCTTCACAGTCTATTAAACGCGGCGAGATTCTCGAACTCACCGGCAATACCAATACGGAATGGGTGCCTATTGACGGTGATTTTGCAATGGATTCTAATATTGCGATTGCAAACGAGGAAATAAAAAGCGGTGACCGCGCCGGCTATTACGGGATTATTGTTCCGCGGCCCGGCGATGTGTTCGAATATACTTTGGCTTCAGCAGGTGACACCGCGGTCGGTCAGGCTCTTTACTATAGCAGCTCGGAAAAAGTTACAACTTCCGGGACGAACATCATCGGTTACGCGCAGGGGCAGGATCATTATCCGCAAATGCAGGGGCATCTCGCGGACGACGCGTCTGGTGATGCGGGCACGACCATCAAGAGCGCCAGCACAGTCAAAATGACTTTCAGGAAGGCCGTTAGTTACTGGTCGGCATTCCAGGTCTAATCATAAAAAAAGGAGGAAAACAGTTATGACCGAGAAACTTGAGAAAACTAAACACCGCATAATTCCTGATGTGCGGATTGGAAGTGGCGGCCTTGACATGGCATCCCTTCGCACGCTTGCGAAAAATGAGCCGAAAGAATTTATGGGTAAGTGCAACCGGCTCATAGATGAAGGCAAACTTTCATTGCGCAATTTCAACATTAGGAACGCATATCTGGCATTTGCCGACGTTAAAGTTCCTGCAGAGATGGAAATCCTGCCGGGCTCGGGGCAGACTCGCGCAATTATGGCATCTGCATTCCCGCTTCTTGTTGGCGGGCTTGCTGTAAAAGGCATCAATGATGCCTACGAGGCTATTCCGACAATCGGCGAAAAGCTCGTAACAGAATCAGAAAGCAACAAAAAAATCGTCCAATATGCCGGTATCTCTTCGCTGGATACGGATGTTGATGAAGTTCGTGAAAACGAAGATTTTCCGGAAATCGGCGCAGGCGAAGAAAAATTCGAAATCCGCACCAAGCGCAACGGCCGTCGTTTGAGCATTACAAAAGACACAATCGAAGAAAATGACGTCCCTAATATCGTTGAGCGTATCAATTCTCTTGCAGAAATCGCCAAGGAAATTGTTGAGGAACAGACTCTAAAGCGCGTAACTGACCATGATGGTTCGGCTGCAACTCCTGCAGAGCCTTATGCTTTCCGGCCCAATGGCGCTGGGACGCAGCTTTATAACGCTACGGCGAATAATCCTGGTACCAGGGCGCCGAACGGTACTCGCAAAACTAATAATGCGCTTGCGGATGAAAGCGATCTGGAAAACGCGCGGGTAGTGCTTGCATCGATGTTAAACACCCGTGGTAAACGTATCGCCAATCCGGTCAGCCGGATGGTTCTCCTTGTGCCGGATGCCCTCGCCCCGACAGCGCAGAAAACTCTCAACAGCGTATATACGCCAGGTGTTGAGAACGAGAAAAATGTATGGGGTCCAGAAGGATCCTATCGCCCGCAGTTTGTAAGTTCGCCGAAACTTGATGAGCTTTCTGCGACTGCGTGGTATCTCGGCGATTTTAAACGGCAGTTTAAACGTGTTTGGAAAATCAAATTCGAATACGTCACGCTCGGCGAAGATACTGAAAGTTATCTCCGCCGCAGAATCGCCTTCCAGGCACGGATTGCGTGGAGTGTGGAAATCGGCGCGGTTGATTACACGTACGTTTTGCAGAACCTCGCCGCTACAACCGCACCCAAAGACGAGTAAGGGAGGTTAAAAATGCCAAGAATACCAGAAGTTGACACAGCTGATAATCGTCTTGAGCGGGATGTCATTGGCGGTAAGGGCGATACAGCTGTTCAGGCAAGCGCCACAACTAAAAGCCTTGCCGCATACGCCAAAGGCATTATTGATGCCCTGGCCGGCGCGAATGGCGTTGTAACTTTTCCAGACGCTGCAGTACCGGCAAATGGCGTCAGTATCGCCGAGGCATTGCGGTATAATGTCGAGAATCAAAATTATCGCCTTGTCAGTAATGCGGTAACGCTCGGAACTGCCGGAGCCACCAATATTTTTGACGTTACCGGTGGTGTGGAAGCCATTGTTGTGGGGTTGGTGACGACCGCTGTTTCAAAATCGGCCGGAGCTGTTACCCTTGAGGTTGGTACTGCGGATTCGACTGCGGCTGTTATTGCGCAGCTAACCGATGCTGACGATCTCGCCGAGGACGATGTTTACGCTGGCAATGCGTCTCACGATGTGGCGGCTTTACCGTCGGCCAAGGTGCTGAATGAGACGACCATAATCCAGACGACAGGTGCTAATTGCAGCGCTGGCGAGATTACTTATTACTGTTTCTGGAAACCGATAACGTCTGATGGCAATGTAGCGGCGGCATCTTCTTAATCGGATAATGACGGGGAATAACGGTGTCGCGTTTTAGTAATCAGTGGAAGGGCACGCCGAAAGGACAAATGGAATCTCTTTTCGGCGTGTCCGTAACGTATGCCAGAGATAGTAATTCTGTGGCATTAACACCTTTGATTACTGAATATGAGGTTGATGAATATGATAGTCAGGGCGACCTTATCAGGACTATTGTCAGGGATTATTTGTTTCCGGTGGAAGATCTTATTCTTGACGGTAGCGCAACATTGCCGCAGCGTGACGATACAATCACGGAAATTACTGGCGGCGTTACACGGATATATACGGTTCTCGATCGGGAAGGCGAAGGCTGTTATCGTTACGGCGATATGGAACACACTTTTCTGCGTGTACACACAAAACTTACGTCAAAGTCATAATGGTCGAAAAAGGAGGATTTATGAAAAAGCTTTTTTTGGTAGCTGCCTGTTTGATGGTATTGACTGCCGGCTGTTTTAGATCGGAGATTGAAAAACAGTTGTTCGACCTGACAATTCAGGGCGACCAGCAAATTGTAGATATTAAAGGTGATCCGGTTATTGCCCTTGAAACGGCGAAGGGCATCGCTGTTAAAAATGTTGCGGCAAAAAAACTTTTACAAGGGAAGGTTATTGATTCTCCGCAAGAACCACTTGAATATACTTCGGATAATATGATCGGAGTAATACAGGAAACGGAAGATTATTATAAAAAGCGCGCGATTATAGGATCCTTTTTGAGTGGTGCTGTGAATGCATCAAAAAATTTCCCTTACGTTGGCGGACTGTTAGGCACCATTATTACGACTGCGCTTGCGGCTTTTGCGGCGTACAAGAAAAAGAAGAAAGAAATTGAACTTACGGCATCGAAAAAAATTAATGTCCTTTGTCAGGGAACTGATATTGTTTTAAATGGCGTTGCGGCGGCGAAGAAAAAAGATATAAAAATGGCGCTAAAAACGCTTCAAGAATCTGCCGGATTATGGGAACGCATAAACGAAGATCGCATAGAGCTCGGCAACAAATAAAAAGCGAGCTTTTGTGGTTTAAGGATTGCTTCCGGCATGCGTGGAGGATTATCTTGCGTATTATAGCGATGGGAGATGACAACTAATGACCGAACAAGAAATTTTTGATACTGCAATGCGAGGGGTAAAAGAAGGAATGGCAAGTGCGATAGACCCTTTGCTGAAATCAATGAACGACCACGCCGAAAGAAGAATGGCGGAAAAAATTCAGGCTCATTGTGATAAGGATCCGAATCCTCATATCAGATGCGGCAGTGTATTGCACTTGATGAGTTTTAAAGAATGGTTGGTTAAACTTGTTCTGGGGGCAGTAATACTCGCGCTTCTTGGTACTTTTTTATATTTGAAAATTACAGGATAGGAGGATAATAAAGTGGTTACTGTGGCGGAGCTTAAGGCACAATTCAACGTTACAAATTGTTCCGGGTTAAGGGAAAAGATTGATAATTTTGACGAAATACAGAAGTTGATGCAAGACATACACAGGTTTAACACT